ATGATATCAGGAAGGGTAAGTCCAGGACCCAACACAATATCCTTTCCGTGTGCATCTGTCTCAGTAAAGGGACGGACCCGAGCAGGAAAGGCGGTCATTTGCCGCCCATGATACTTTGAGCCCGTCCCACTTATGGTATTACCCATAATTAGAGATTATGGTCAACATCTTTCGAGCTGGACTTCTCGATAGTGTTGTTGACAAGATTAACTTCGCTGACCATTACTTCCGCAGCTTTGTTAGCGGCGTCTGATATAGTGGCATCACCTGCCTTAGCCTCTTCAAGGCTGGCAGTATTCGATTCGTCAATTTTCTTAACGATCTTAGCCAATTCGGCTTCCGGAATCTCAGCCGATTGCTCAACAGACTTAGAATAAGTCCCGAAGGTACGGTATTCGATATAAGGCTGTAGTACAGTATTACTCCAGGCATGCTTAGAGACCTCTACCCTGAAATGTTCGCGCGCTGCTTCCGCAGCAGATGGTTTATAACCGCGCTGAGCGTGCACATATAAGTCATTATTAAGGTATACGAACATATCCGAGAAAACAAGAGGTGGAACACAAGATTTAAGAGTAACAGGAATCAAAGCGTGGTGCCACATAGCGTCATGGATATGCCAGCCAGTGACCTCCTCAAAATCCCCGTTTGATTGGAACATCAAATCAGCGTGGTTGAAGAACTGATCCTTAACGCGCACCATATTTCTCGTGATGACTGGAATTCGGAGATGGAATTTAATCCACACACCGGGAATTATCTGAATGTAAGGCCGCAGATCTTCCTTATCCTTCTTGTGTTGGATCTCATTAAGGCGAGAGTAATCCGTACCGAATGGACTACCGTGTCCAATAACAAGTACCGAATTCTCGGGACTGACAGGGTTATTGGCAACGGTACCGTCGCCAGTATCTAAAACGTCTTCATCGACGAACATAGAAGCGAAACTCGATAGAACTGTAGCCCACACCATGCGCACACGAGGAATAGCTAACTCCATAACAGCGAGTTCATACGGAACGCCTATTAACTTAGAGATCAGATCCATAAACTGCTCGGAGTTCGAACTAAGTTCGTCAGGATAGTACGTATATTCCTTAAATGCCATGTGATTCGGGATTAATGTTCGATAAGAGCCGCCTATCAGAGTGCGCAGAAAAGCAGCCTTATCCTCATTAACAATTTGCCTGACGTCAGCATAAGGGTAGTCTTTCATAACGATATTTCCTGTGAACATCCTGTTCAGGAAGTGAAGCTGGAGGTAGTCTAGATAAGCACCCGAATGACGAGGAGCAGCACTGTCTAATTTCAAGACGCCATCGCGTAATACCATATCAACACCTACCATCGGATGGTATGATGTACTAACTGTACCATTGAACCGAAAGGGGACGTATATGTCTGCAGCGCGCAATTTGGCTATGACATCCGGAGCAGTGTTCCTACCGATAAAAGATATCAGGATATCCAGGATAGAATCAACTTCTGTTGATATTGTCTTAGATAAAATCACAATCTTTGACACAGCACGCCGGAGATCGAGCTCAGCAACGGATGTGGACGACACGAGAGGCAAGTAACGCCCAGAGTTTAGATCCGAGATCCTATCCATCGGTTCCAGATAGGTAAACTTGGCGGCCACTTCATCTAGGTTATCGAGAGCCTTACGAAGGCCGAAATAAGCCATGGTCTCTTCGGGAAGAACGTAGAATTTCCCGGTGAAAGATGAGTCACCTGAATCCTCGAACGAGGAAAGGAGATCATGTACGTCTTGCTTCGCATTGAAGTAATCGTGTTCACGAGCCAAAGCGAGATTCGATACAGTACGACCGCCTAGATGGACGGGGATGTCTGTCCAGTGGGAGAGAGAATCAACCGAATGCATAAACACTTCGAAATTGAATAAAAGAGCATAATTCAACAACCCCTGTGCATATAGCGCTAAGGTCTGGAGTGTTTTGCCCCTTTCAATATTCGCAGCAGTACTACGACCATCGAAACGAGGAGAGACGAAAGTGTACCAGATATTCTGATCCAACAAGAGGTTAATGGCGTGATCAACGACGCGGCAGGCAGAGAATCGAGCTAGAACGAGACCATCGTTAAGAGCATTTTCGGTCTTAGCGGAATCACGCTTACCCGTCTGTTCCGCGTACTGGGGCTGCGTACCAAAAGGTACGACCTTATCATTAGGAGTATATACAAATAAATCATTAGCAGATGCATCCAGAAGGACGTAGTTGTACAACTTGGATGCCTGGACGGGTACATTTCGATTTCCTTCTGCTGCGAACAGCGTCCACGCAGTCGGATTAGCCTCGAATGCCAGGATTAGACCGGCGATGAAATCCTTGTCACCCTCAACGATAGTAGGGTAACGTGAAGCTGCGATTACCTCATCTATATAGGTAACAACTTCCGTTTGATTCATAGTATACTTGTCGGTACGAAGCCCCTCAACAGCGAGCAATGCGCGCGAGGCAGCGAATGCCAGATCGCGTATGTGCCGGAGCGATTCGAGAAGGTTTTCATAACTCGATAAATCCAACTTAGACTGAAGTTGTCCTATCGTGTAGTTGGCAACTGGAAACCCATCTAATTCAGACACCATCGCTAAGCGATGGGTAAGAGTAGAGTGGGCCACTGAGGTTAGAGATGCTTTACCATTAAATTTGGTGTCCGGAAGTTTCTTCCGTTCGAGGAACCTGCGCATGTTGTTTTTGTTTTTAAAGATGAAATTAAGAATGAAGATTTGTAATCAAGAAGAGGGATAATGAATTATAATTGCTATAATCCGAGGGTAGACATATCAATTGAACTCGTAGGCGTCATGTCCATCGCAGACTGCTCGCCCGCCTCGCCCGCAGAGGAGCTTGACGAAGCACCCGCTGCACCATCGGGTTCATATACATTAGTCGGATCATTCGAGTGTTGATCTTGAAGGTAGTCGTGGGCCTCTGCATTGAAGTCAGTATTAGCAAAATCCCTCGCCCAATCGAGATTCGCCTTTTTAAGGGCGCGTCTCTGTCTGCGTCGTGCCTTATTCATCTGGTGACGAGTACGCAGCTTCATAAAGAGTCCGCCTTGTTCCGCAACATCGCCGCCTTCAGCCATGTGTTGTTGCATGACCTGATGGGCTATCGCTTGGTCGAGAGCGGGATCCCCCGTTGTCTCCGTCGAGTATATTTCACCGAGCTCGGTCATCATTGTTGCCACATCGCCGTCAGCATAAGCGTCGCCGAAGACATCACCTAAGTCATCGCGAAGCTTCGAATCGAGGGCCATGCGATGATTATCGCGTATCATAGTATTATTAACCATCTGAAGCAGCCGGTTCATAGTCGGAGTCCTTCCGCCAGCGAGGACCAGTTGGGTAGGAATAGGAAGATCGCCCATTTGGGAGATATCGCCTAGACCCCAGACATCACCATCTTCTTCATTGTCATTAGCGATTTGCTTGGCAGCGACTGCCGAAGCACCATGGCCAACTTCTTGAATATGATTCAAACCACCCAGGAGACCTTTACCAAGACCACCGCCGGATAAAAATGGCTTAAAGATACTTAATATATCCGAGAGGGGATCAGCGTGAGGGGCGGCTAGCTGATCGGCCGTAGATCCTGATTGACCGCCTGCGCTAGCAACCCAGTTGAGACCGAGTGACGTTGATATTTTCATCTGGGAACCCATGAGTCTAACTCGAGCGGAAAGAGCTTCTACAGCTTTCCCCAATAACGAAATCTCATAAAGCCCATCTATATCGTAGTCCTGAGATTCTTCGATATGCCACGGTAAATGGATGAGTGAACCGGTCCAGTTCGCAGCTTGGCGGAGATACTCTCCCATGTTAGCGGCGAGCTTCTCATACCAACTCATCTTCATTTCTTTGTCAGATCCGGACAAAACGTCATAGGTCTCGATGCTTGAAGCTGCCTTATCTGCCATATCTTTGGGGATATTGAAGAGGGACTGGAGGATCGTCGAATATTCTTTCTCGCCGTGCTGCTGAGTTTTGAGATTTTCGAGGACGATACAGCTCATGCCTAAATACACGTAATAAAAATCCTCGAACGTCGTTAAGTTATCCCGGCTATACATAGCGTTACAAGAAGGGAGACCTGAATCCTCTAGACGGAGAACACGGAGCTTAGCTTCAATAGATGCTCTGCTTTCACCTTGAAATAACTCGAAGAAATCATCAACCGAGTCGGGAGCGTAGGACGATAGTAAAACGAGCGCGCGCTCTTTGTTATCGTTACTTGGGAATAGTCTTTGCATAGAAAAACGTTTTTAATAAAGAATTGAATGCATTCAAAATCATGAAAGAGGAATCGACGAAGATAACTCGCCAATCCCTCTTCCTACAAAATAAAGTCAGGCGAAACTATATACCGGCGTTACGCATGCCTATCGTCCATGGGTGCAGGCTGCCAGGAACTACTGCAGATATTGCGGCAGGATTAGGAATTGAGCCGGACACTTGGATGTTGATAGGATTGGCAGCAGAGAAGAACCCTGCCGTATATACAGGCTCCGATGCAACTAAAGTCCAAGGGAAGAGGCAAATCTTAGAGTAGAACTCGCCACCGAGCGTAAACGTGAAGGGCTGCGCGCTGATCGATAATGAACCGCCACCTACGAGAGGTAAAGTAGCTGTAACATTGAAGTTAATGCCCGGGCTCGCTTGTAAGATGTTACCGCCGATGATAATAAATACACAGGAGTAGTATTGTCCGGCTGTAGTACCTGGAATATTGATGATATAGTTGGTTCCAGCACCACCAGGTTGCGTAGCGTTAGTAATGTTGGCTACGAATGGAGTCGTATTGCTTTGCTGATCGAAACACCAGGTCAGGCTCTTGAAAGGAAAAACCTTCTTCGGGCTGATAGGATAAGCACCCAAAGAAGCGCCTTGTACCTGATAGAATGAAGTGAGCTGACTTGGAGCGATCTTGTTCAGGTGCTGGCGTGCGTACAGCATATTATGTGTGTTGCCAGCGGCGTGCGAGCGAGCTTGAGCGGCGGCCAGAGCCTGTTTGCGAGAGAGGTGCCGCTGATGAGCTTTCTTGATCGCCTGAACGCCTTTGACTGCTCCAAAGGTTGCTGCGCCAGCGCCGAGTCCGCCGAGTGCGATTTTTGCCGCCATAGGTAACTTAGACCATATGTCAGCGAGATTGAATCCGCCTGTTTCAACCATGTCGCCGATCAGGGTATCGTAATTCGCCAAGGCTGAGTTGGTCTGATGGAGATCACCATAGGGAGCGGGATCACCTTGGAAAGACGGGTCACCGCGATACATATCACCATAGGGAGCAGGATCGCCAGTGAGATAGCCAGCGTTAGATAAGTTGGCCTTGGGTGCGGCGCCTTTACCAATAGCGAGGATGCGACCGTCCATGAGGTCGTTAGAAAAACGAGAATTTCTGTTAGTGTGCATAAAATTGATCGTTAGAGTTTGAAATTAGTTTAAGGCACTACTTAAGCGGGCGTCGGTGGCGATAGCGTTGCGCGCTTGAGTATCAGGGTATATCGGCTTTAGAGCCTGCCAACGGAGTACATTCGTTGGATGAGGGCCTAAGGAACCTCGCTTAACCACTTGGAGATGCAAATGGTCGGACTCTACTGCGATGGCGATATCGCACAAAGGACTGAACACGTGATTTTTGAGAGTAAGTAGAGCATTCATTAAGAAAGGTCGAGCATATAGAATAGGGTCTGAGCGCCGAGTGCCGCTATATACGTGCCGAAGATCGTTTGCCATGTCGGGTGCTAAATCGAGCGAGTGACCAAACTGGTGGGAAGGGCTATCGCGAATAAAGGAAGTACACTTCCAGGCGTGGCGAGTTACAGCCTCAATGGCTTGCCAGACAGACACCAGAATAGGTAGGCTGAGTGGCACAATCTCCTCTACTCTCCAAGGAGCGATAGCTGCAGCATTGTTATTGACTATTAAGCGATTCGCGAATCGGAATGTTGGAGCAAGAAACTGATTTTGTATCATGTACGTAATTTAGCATTGTTGTTGACAATTAAGCGATTCGCGAACCGAAACGTTGGAGCAAGAAATCGATTTTGTATCATGTGCTTAATTTATTAGTGACTACGTCCAAGAGAGCTTGATCTGCATCGAATCGCGGGGCATATTGATCATGCGGATTAAATGTACCTCGCATGCCCTTCGTGCCATGAATCCAATAGCCTGTAAATAAGAGTTGGAGACCACGAACGAGCGAGTGCGAATACGGGTCATCAGTGAGGATACGCGCGAGGTGATCGCCTATGGACCCAGGGGGAAAAGGCTTCTTGGCTCTCCATTTTTCCCCGTCAAACGTCCAAGCCTTATATATATCTGCGTACTTGAGATACAAATAGGCGAGTTGACGTTTAAGCTGTATCACGAGATTAGGATCCAAAGAAGATGTACCCGTAGGAGAAAAAGGAGCCGATTTCAAGAATGAGTCGGAATCTTTAATAGCTTTGCTTCGCATTTGTAACTGACCTGTGGTACCAAGCAGGCTAGAGATGGGTAACAAGCGGTTCTCATGGTATCCCATTACTACATAAATCGGCTTAATTGCGCGCGCGATAGCGGGGCTAGTGTGTACGGCAAAGAACCGATCGATATTAAGCAGCATGGCTTTAGTCAGAGGATGACTAATGCCTCGCGATAGTGTAGCTTCGACGCGTCCCAGTTTAGGGTTCAAGCGCTTCACTGGGTCGCCCTGTCCTGATAAGACATAAGCGTTCATGTCAGGCGGAGAGACTAAATGGTTCGGAGCTGCGGCGAAGACGCTTACATCACGAAAAGCATCCGTAACGTGGTAGGGATGTACAACTGCAGATACTAACGGTTTCGAAGGTACTCTGATACGGGGTATTTCAGCGAGTGAATCGACGATAGTGAGTCCATCTTTAAGTTTGATTGGCATATAATAAGTATTAGAAGATGAAATATTAATTATTTAACTTTAGATGCAACACGCTTTAAAATCTTTTTCGTTACATCAGTGGCTCCCGGAACGAAAGTGCTTCCGATTGCAGTCAAGATAGAGTTGAGGCTAGATGAAATTTGCTCTGACGAGATAAGTCCAGTAGGATTATCATCCGAGGCGAGTTTAAGACCAGCTTTAATATTATCATTAAGATGGTCGCCAGAGGGTGGAGTCAACTCACGTTTATCTGGGTTCCATGTGTAGCCCATGCGTAAGCTCTGAGCCAAAGATTCTCTGTCCACAAGCTGCTTAGTAATCGAGATCTTCGGAAGTACTGGCGATTCAAGTGGAAAATCGGGTTTAGTAATATAGGAAGTGACTGACGATAAGGAAATGGCTGCTCTGCCTTGCGTTAACTGAATTAACTGGACGCGATTCGGATCGACGCTGCGGGCACCAGTTTGCATAAGTCCAAGGAGTGATATCGTACGCAAAGTAGCAGTATTCTTCCGAGAGTTGAAACTCGATGCGGTATGGGGCGCAAAAGCTTGATTTCCTATCTTCGAATTGAGTGCGCTAAATAACACGCTCAACTCTTCGGAGCTTATCCCGCATGCAACAGCCAGGGATCGGGAGCCTGGATCTAGCATGATAGGGGGTTGTGCCGCGCCTAATATTTGGAAGGGATCGCCTACCGCAACCGTACGGGGGTAGTTATTAAGCGCCGTCTCTAGCTTAGCCTCGACATCAGTGTCAGCTTCTTGAAGATGCTCACCAAATGCGAAGGCAAACCTCGTCACGACATCGTGTGTATCAAGAGGGTACGCGCGTTCGTAGGCTGTCTGAATCGCTTTGATTAAGCAGGAGAAAATGAGTTTCTGATTCTCCGTCGTTTTAGTGTCCATCTTGACCCTCTTGGTGAGATACGAACCGAGAACCATGAGATAGAATAATTCTCCGGGTTGATACGGATTACGTCGCGGCCTTTGCTTCTGTAATTCATCATAGACTTGGACAGCGGCGAGGGTAGCCTGAGACCAGCGCATAGCTGTTAACGACTGTCTAACATAACCTAGTGCGTCTGCCGATACTTCGGAAGTAACGAGAATCTCTTCGGCAATCTCCGTGACATCGATTAAGAAAGGTAATAAAGGTACCATAAAAACATTGAAATTAAGAGTGAACAGATACCCAGCAT